ATCAAGCTATAAAAAATAGACCTAAAAAAGTAGAGGCTTTAGTAGAAAAGCAAGCCGATGCAATATCTAAAATGCCAGAAAGTCAAAGAGCTGTTTTTAAAATGATTTCTGATACTGCAAAAACCACTGTTCAGCAAGCAAAAAAAACAAGAACGAATAAAGCTCAAGATGCTGGTTATAAAGTTGCCAACGATCAATCGCTACCCTCACAAGATGTGTTAGATATTATTGATGGCATTGATTCTATTGGAGCTTCGCGCAACAGTCCAAGCGCAATCAAGCTGAAAAGCATTAAAAAACAGTTAATTAAAAAGAAAGTTAAAGACGAGGTTACAGGCAAAATAACCATAATTCCAGAAACAAACATTAACAATTTAAGTTCAACTTACAAACAGTTTAAATCTGAAGTAGATGCTTCAAATAAAGAGTTAGTGGTTGGTGGAGAAAGATTTGTTGTTCAAGATTTAAGGCCAAAACTTTATAACGCAGATGATACTGGCGCATTAGATTTATTGGGTAGTGCGCTAAATACCAATCCAGCATACAAGGCTGGTAATGAAAAATTTGCTGAACTTTCAAATAGCCTGGTAAAAGTTGTTGAGGCAAATGTTTTGCCTTTATCAAAGAAAAAAATAAATTTAACTACAATAGAAAATTTTGTTTTCAATCCTAAGCAAGCAAGTAAAAAAGACATTAACGACACACTATCTACTTTAAATAAAACAAATCCACAAGCTACCATAGAAATAGCAAATGTTTACTTTAGAAATGCTATTAATAATTCTTTTGGCATTAATAAACAGGGCGCTGATTTAAAACAGGGTTTTAATTTGGTAAAAGCGGTAGCTGGAAAAAAGAAAGAAAGAGCAAACTTTTTAGCAGTAATTGACAATGTAGCAGACGCTCAAAAAGTTAGCAGAAAAGATTTAAAAGTTGGTTTTGAAAATATGCTTAACATACTGGAAAGAACTGGAAGAATATCTAACATTAACAAACCTGGATTTGATGTTAAGGGTATTGCAGGTCAGACTCTTGCTAAAGACATTGCTATGGCAAAGACATTTAATCCATTAGTTAGATTAGCCACTAAATATAGTGAGCTAAAAGCCAATCAAGCGTTTGATAACCTTGGAAGAATCATGGCTAACCCACAATCAACTAAGTTACTGGTTGAGCTTGGTAGAACTAACCCGCAATCTAAAGCGGCTATAAACAAAACTATTCAAGCGATAGGTCTTGTTTCTCCTTTCAGAGATGAGCAAGCGGAACAGCCATACTCTTTTGGGAATTTACAGGAAGCGCCACCGCGATAACCCATGCCCCTAGCAACAGAACGCGTTGGTCGTTTTGGTGAATACCTCACAGCTGCAATCCTATCTCAAGTTTGCGACACAGTAGCAGTCGTACCACACAACGCATCTGCTGATATCGTCTTTGAACACAACCTTAAACTTTACCGATGCCAGGTGAAGACACAATCTGAGATAGAAGAATGTCGTGGTAATTGGCGGTTTGATATGCGCAAAGGCCAAGGAGTCAAGCATAGAAAATACAAGAACAACGAAATAGATTTGTTTGCCTTTGTATCTGTGAAGCACCGCAACGTGGTGTTCTCTCTGCCTTTAAATCAATCTCAACTAACCATCGTAGACGAGCATATGAAGCACAACGATGCCGTCAAGAATGTCTTGGAAATTTTAGAAGGTCTTAGTTAAAGACTTTCTATGTCAAACACAACTTTCTGATCCTTATCGTACTTCGCAGAGTTAATTCCTAACGAAAGGAAATACTCTGCTAATACACGAGGATCTTTCTTGTTTGACTTAGCAAAATCAATTAAAGAACGAACAATGTATTTATTAATATAAACAGCACTGTTGTTGCTTCTTTCATTTGCGACTGGGTCATCAAAATCAAGTAAGTTCATTGTTACTCCTAGACCTTTACCTCCTTGGTATATGGGCCTAATGCGTTACCCTCTCCGTCAACTCCATGAACAATCTGTAGTTCCAGGTCGATATAGTGCTTGGCTTTAAGTAAGTCCTCAACCTTGTTCACCTTGTCTCTGGTTACAAGTTTAATGACGTTACCCATAGACCAAGTTAACTTATTGGAATAAATATATTCAATTGGTTGGATGGCATTACTCTTGTAATGATCGCCACCAACTTGGTTATTTATAGCCAATCTATCTATCTCCTGATCCCATTCTTCTGGGGTTGCATTATCTATACTCATATTTACTTCTCCTTTTTTTATAAATATATTTGCATAGCTTACATCTTTAGTGTAAATTTAACAACATTCAGATACAAAAAGGGAGAATTAAGGAAATGACAGAGACACATTCTAACGCGGATAAAGTATTTATCGACACGCAAGAACTAGCTAAGAGGTGGGGTAAAAGCCCAAGAACGCTAGAAAACTGGCGTGGTAAAGATGAAGGGCCTAACTACTACAAGATAGGCGGCAAGGTTCTATACGACCTAGCAGAAATCAAAACATTAGAAAACAGCTCATACGTTTCCAATGGCTCACGCAACTCTTAGCCCCTCATCCTTCTCTCGATGGAAGGAATGCCCCGCATCACCTAGAATGATTAAGGAGTTCGGTGGTGAATACACTGTGGGTATACCTGCGGCTACTGGTACTTTGGTTCACGAAATGTGTGAGATGCTATTAAAAGGCAGACTCAACAACATGAGCCTAGAAGAGTATTGGCTTGGTAAGGTACAGATGGTTGAGGATTTCGAGATAGAAGTTGACCAAGACATGATTGATTGTGCGAATGTGTATGTGGAATATATCAGGGCGCGTGCGGAGGCGCTGGGCGGAACGCTATTAATTGAAGAGCGCGTGTTCATGGATGAGATATCTACAGATGTCTGGGGTACAGCAGATGCCATTATTATAGGTGAGAAAGTTTTAGAGATTGTTGATCTCAAGTCTGGTAAGTGGGCAGTCGATGCACACGACAACGGACAGTTAAAAATTTATGCACTAGGTGCATTATCAAGATACAGCTCTCGTTATAAAGACGAGGACATAGAAGTTATGATGACCATCGTTCAACCAAGAGGTTGGCACAAGGATGGCATTATCCGATCAAGCTCCACTACGGCTACTAATCTAGTCAACTGGGGATTTGAAGTTTTGAAACCAGCAGCCGAGGCTTGTTTTGAAGAAAACCCACAATATAACCCAAGCAAAGAAACTTGTAAGTTTTGTGATGCGAAGGCTAATTGTGATGCATATAAAAATACTTTAGGAGAGAAAAAATGACCGAAGTAAAAAATGAAGAGCTAACTTTTAGCTTTGACGATAATGGCAAAGAACACAAAGTTGAGGAGCTATCTGATGAAACCAGATTGCTATACAACAAGACTGTTCTATGCAACCAAGAAATAAACAGATTGCAACAAGACCTAGCTAGGTTGCAGTTTGAGATAGAAATCAAACAACTAGCAGCAGCTAAATACAGTGGCGAATTAAAAGACGCTGTTGAAGGTGATGAACCAAAAGTTGAGGTGATTAAATGAGTCTAGCTGCAATACAAAAGAAAGGTAAGATCAAGCCACCACGCCTAGTTATATATGGCCCTGGTGGAATTGGTAAAACATCCTTTGCCGCAAGCATGGACAAATGCATCATCGTACAATCTGAAGATGGTATCGGAAAGATTGAGTGCGATCATTTTCCAGTAGCTAAAACCTATGATGACTTTATGGGAAACCTTAACTCTCTTTTAACAGAAGACCATGAGTTTAAAGTAGTAGCCATTGATTCACTTGATTGGCTAGAGACTTTGCTTTGGGATCATGTATGCCAAAAGAATGGTTGGTCTGATATTAGTTCACCTGCCTATGGTAAAGGTTATACCACTGCCATAGAAGAGTGGAGAGAGTATCTCACTGTTCTAAACAGACTCAGAGATGAGAAGTCTATGACTGTGATACAGATTGCACACAATCAGATTCGCAGATACGAAGACCCATCTAATGAACCACATGATAGGCATGAGATTAAGTTGCACAGAAAAGCAGCTGATTTAATTATCGAGCATAGTGATGCAGTCTTCTTTGCTAACTACAAAGTTGGTACTGTACAAGTCAAAGGCAAAATGGGTATGACTACCAAAACAGTTGCTGGAGACAGAACAATTTTCACAGAGCAATCCCCTGGCTTTATGGCTAAGAACCGATATGGGTTGCCGAAGGAAATGCCTTTCGATTGGGCGGCGATTCGAGAGGAGATGTTGAAATGAGCCAGTTAGGTGATGTTGAAGAGGTCAAGATGTTCTTGGGTGAGATGCGAGAAGTGCTAAATACATTTATCGATAAAACAAACCCAGAAGATAATTCTTTACCTGCAGACGGACTGCACTGGTTGATTGCAATAGAAAAGGACTGTGAGGATTTGGTCGAGCATTTGAGCGACTACAATTCTTACGATCCAGGTTAATTTACTTAATATATAAAAGGAGAAGAAATGGATATAAGTAATTTTTTTGGTGATGTAGAAGTTGTTGAACAACAAACGGATATCAAACCAGGTAGATATGATCTTGAGTATGTCAATACCAATGACGAACTTAGATCAGGTCAGAATGGTTGGATGGGTATGCAACTAAACTTTAGGGTTGCGGGTACAGGATTACAAACAGGCTTTACTGTTACTGTAGCGCATGACAATCCTAAGTATGTTGGCTTTGGTATTAAAGAGATGGCGTGTCTAGCAAAAGCTGCTGGAATCACTGGCTCTTTAAAGAATACAGACGAGCTTAACGGCAAGACTATGAGCTGTATGCTAAAGCTAAACGATAACGGCTATCCCGAAATCGATTCTAAGTTTGGTAGCCATTGGCAACCAGCTGAAGGAAAGAAGGTTGAAGCAAGTGCGCCAGCGCCAGCGGAAACTAAAGTAGAAGAAGATCTTGGCGACAAGATCCCTTTTTAATCCGTTAGAAACTAAACCATCGCTGTGCGCTTATTGTAGAGCGCCAGCGAAAGGGTTTATATATGGGAAGGATGAAGCATGGTTTGGGGCGTGTAGCATGGATCACTTAAAGAAAATCAAAGCGGGTGAGCGTTTAAAGAATGTAGCTCAGATGAGTGATGAAGGCCTAGATTACGCAATCAAACAAACAAAAGAAGTCTATCTAAGTATTCTTGATGCAGAAGGCGATAAGCTGATGCACCAATGGGATAGAGAAAAACGAGAGATGCTTTTTGGAAAAGCAATCAGAGAGTATTTAAACTGGTCTAACGAACAAGCGGAGACTGGAAAACTGGAGAGAACATTAAGAGATGGATTTAACTAAGTATTATGGAGAGAAGGGTTTAGTTATAGATGAAAACTTTGCCTTCGCAAGTACAGGCAAAAGCACCGATGATTTAATCAGAGAGATGAACAACCAAGGTTTGTTTATCAATCACATTGACACCACAGGAGTCGTTACCAGAGTAGCAGTTAGAGCTGCTCCTGGGATGCGCCCAGACAAAGGTGGTGAGCGTTCTGGTTGGTATGTATGCAATGAGCTAGATGGCAATTACTTTGCAACCTATGGCAACTGGCGAACTGGTGAGCAACATAAGTGGTCAAGCATTAACACCAATGAGCTAACACCCGTTGATCGCCAAGCATTACAAAAGCGAATGGAAGAGGCAGTTAAGCGGGCCGAAGAAGCGAAGCACATTCGGCATAACGAAGTGGCTAAAGAGGTTCAAGAAAGGTATAAGAAATGTCAGCCAGTCATATCGCATGAATATCTAAAAAGCAAAAATGTAAAAAGTTATGGTTTGAAACAACTCAACGAGAGTTTAATTGTTCCTGTCTACTCACCCACCAGTGGCGAGTTGCGTAGTTTACAGTACATTGATAAGAAGGGGCAGAAAAGATTTGTCTCTGCAAGCGAAATCAAAGGAAATATTTTTTTAATTGGCTGTGATTTCACGACATTAGCCACACAAGAATCTTTAATTGTGGTAGAGGGTTACTCAACCGCCGCGACAGTTTTCGAAAGTACGAAGATACCGACAGTTTGCGTATTTTCGGCGAACTTTACTTTGGAAGCTGTAAGCAGAATTAGGAAGGTTTGTCAGGCGCGTTTATATATAGCGCTAGACAACGATGAGAACGGCGTGGGCGAGCGGAAAGCAAAGGAGGTAGCATCTGCCATTCCTAACTGTTTCGTGCGAATACCGAGCGCGAGAGGAGATTATAACGATCTAGCGCGTGCGCATGGATTAGATAGAGTTAAGTTTGAAATCTTAAACATGGGGTTAGGTCTTACTAAGAACCCAATCAGAAACATGGTTAAAGACCCACCACCTAAAGTTTGGCTTGTGGATAACCTGTTAGAGAAATCTAAGCCAGCAATATTGGCTTCAGTGGGTGGTGTGGGTAAATCCATGATGGCGCTTGACCTGGCGGTAAAGATTAGCCAAGGCGGTGGTATGTGGTTTGACCATCCCATTAATCGCGGTGGTAATGTTGTGGTGATAAGCGCGGAGGATGATCTAAACGAAATCCATAGACGGATTAAAGCCTTAGACCCAGACGATAAAAGATTTACTGCACCCTATGATGTTTACACCTACACCATTCCAGATTCACCAGAGCCATTGATTCTTATTAAAGACGATAAGAATGGTTTGAGTATTACCCCTAAAGCGCAAGAGATGCTTGCCGAGTTAGAGCAAATACCAAACTTAGAGTTAGTGGTTATTGACCCCATACAAGCAATGAGTGCCGCGCCTATTAGTTCATCTAATGAAGCCGCGCAACTCTATTGTCAACTTTGCGCCTCGATCTCCAGCAGGTTTAATACCACCTGCTTGAGCATACATCATATGTCTAAGACAGCTCTCCAGTCTGATGACGATCCTATGAGTGTGCGTTCGAAGATTCGAGGTGCATCTTCTTTGGTGGATGGCCACAGGTTAGCGATAGCCTTATGGTTAGGCAACGAGGAAGAAGTGGAGAGGATTTGTTTGGACAACAAAGTGGAGTATGAGCGCTTGCGCGTGGTGAAGGGTGCGGTGGTTAAAAGCAACTCATCCGAGGTGGATGTCTCGATCAAAACTTTGTTCAGAAGGAACGCGGTGTTAGAGCCGTATAAAGAAACTTTTAATTTTGGAGATTTTTAATATGATTAATTACCCATGCGGATGGTTTGACGAAGAACAATTACCAAAGGAGAAAGAATGTACAAATACATAGCAATAGAAGAATCTGTAGATGTTAGACATTTTGAAATAGTTGCAGATAGAAAACTTAGCGAAGCAGAAATTATAGATGCTATGTGTCTTCCTGATATTGATGTTAAGGGTAGTTGCGA